TGATAATCCAGCCCATTTACTACATCTTGAAGGAGCATCACCTATAATTCAATTTGAAGATACTGATAATGCTGCTAATATCTACTCTCTAATAAATGGTGCAGGAAGTGCTGGAAGATTATTATTCCAAATTGATCCTGCTGATGAAGGTACTAATTCTTATGTTAGGTTTGATATAGATGGTGGTGAAAAATTTAATATCGCATCTGATGGACAAACAACAATTACTGCTGCTAGTGGTGATTCAATTTTACATATTAAAAGATCAGATACAAATACTACAGGTTTAACTGGTGGAATAAATTTTGCTGCATCAGATGGTCACTCTGTTGCAAGCATACAGGCTCGTGGTGATGGAGATAATGAGGGTGCTCATCTTCAATTCTATACTACAACTGCTGCTGCAGGTGATATGTTTAATGCAGCAACTGTAGAAAGACTTCGCATCAATTCAAGAGGACAAATCATAACAGGTGGTAATGGTGGTATATCTTTTAATAATGTAGGAAACTCTGAATTTGGTTCATTCTTTGAAGTTAATGGAACACATACGATAAACCATCATGGGGTTCTTGGTATATCTGGAATAACTACAACTAATAATGCTAGAGTTGGTTTAGTACAATTCTTAAACACATCAAATACTAATAGTTCTAGTAGTGGTAATGCTAATTCCAGATCACTTGCTCATATTAGTGTTTATGGAGATACTTCGGATGATAATGCTGGTAATGATATGGGTGGACGCATAGTATTCGGTACTAAAGGTGAAGCCGCTGGTATGAACGATTTATTATTCCTCACATCAGATAAGACAGTTGGCATACAAGCTATTCCTACTGTTGGTGATATGTCATCTACAGAAACTGGTGGTGCAGCTCTTTCAGATCCAAAACTTTATGTTTATGATGGTGGCACTAACGGTAAATATAATTTAATGATTCGGTGTAATTCAGGTAGTGATGCAGATAATACTGGTTCAGCAATTGCTTTAAATCATTCAAATGATAGAGGTATATTAATAGAAGGTGGAAGATGGAGTGGCAACCGTTCTTGGGGTGCTATAAAAGCAATAGACAATATAGGAAGAGTAACTGATGGTATAGCAATTCGAGGTGGTAATGGTGCTGGTATTCAGGACATTAGAATATACACTGGAGAAGCAGTTGCTACAACAGAAAGACTTCGCATCACATCAGCAGGTTATGTCAGTATAAATGCATCAGCACCAGATCATATGTTCCATATCAAAGGAACATCTGCTAATAATAATCCCATCCTTGCAGTAGAATCAGATTCTTGGGTAAGTGGTAGATCTGCTGCATTACGTCTTGCATATACAGATGGAAACGCAAGAGAAATTAGAGGACATTATGAACATGGATTGCAATTCTTCCTGAATAATGGTGAGGCACTGCGTATTAATACCGATAATAAACTTCAAATGGGTTCTATTAATGGTAATACTCAATGGGGTACTGATTGGTTAAACATTGAGACAGGAGGAGATGCTGGTATATCTATTGGTCGTTTAGAAGGTGGTTCTCCTACTTCTGGACAAGTATTAGGATCTTATTCATTCCAGTCTGCTATAGGTGGTCAAGGTGCTGGATCAGCAGAAGCAAAGATACAAGCAGTTGCTGCTGAAAATATGTCAGGAACAACTGCTGCTACTGATATGGTATTTTATACTAAGCAGTCTGGTACTGGTCCAGGTTCTGCACCAGCAGAAGCATTCCGCATTAATGCTCAAGGTATGACTTGTCATACTTCAACTCCTACTACAAAAGTATATGCATTTGCTTATCCTCTTGGTACTGGTGGAAGTACTACAACTACTACAATAGCTACAATAACTAACCCAACATCTAGTTGTCTAGCTGTTGCTACGATTAACTGGTCTTCTTCATATGGTGCTTCTGGTTCTACACGTAGTAGTGGTCAGTTTGTTTGTGGTGTAAGAAGAAGTAGTAGTGGTAGTGCTTGGAGTTCATCTACATCTGAAGTTGGTCCAGCAGGTGATACTAGTTATTCTATAGATTGTGTTTGGAACGGACAGACTCTTCAAGTAACCCGTGGTGCATGGCTTAACTTTGTAATTGATGTAAGAATATGTGTTTATAATGGTACAATAACAAATAATCTTATTTAATAATTTATGTTATAATAGATACTAAATAATTTTTTAACCTGTACCAAATTCAACTTTTTTTTCCCATATATCCCGAAAAAAAATCGGGGTATTTTTTTGGTCTGTAGGGTTTTCCAAACACTTGACAAGTTTAAAAGGATCATATATACTAAACAAGAATTTAAATAACACAAAATGGCTGAACTTACTGATCAACAAGGTCATCTTCAACAAGTACTAGAACAACAGAAGACTTTAGTTGCTGAAATTAATGAATTAAATAATACCGTAGCAACAAAGCGTGAGATGGCTTTGAAACTACAAGGAGTAAGAGAATACTTAGAGCAGACTGGAGTTACTCTACCAGAACCAGAAGCACCAGCAGAAGGTGAGGCAGCAGCAGAACCAGCAGCAACTGAGGTTGTAGAAGGAGAATAATAATTCACTGAGGGGTACTTTACTAAATAAGATTAGTAGAGAAATTATACCCCTTAGTAAATAAATGGCTCTTGATAAATTTACACAGATAACTAAATCGGGTATTGTAACCACGATTAACTTTGAGTGTCACCATTTGTACTCTACTGGTATTGCAACATTCAGTAGTGGAAATATAAGTGCAGTAGACGGAACCTTTACTGGTGACGTATCTATTGGTGGCACATTAACATATCAAGACGTAACAAATATAGATTCAGTTGGACTTGTAACTGCAAGACTAGGTTTAAATGTAACTGCAGGTGTATCAACTTTTGCAGCTCTTATTGATGCTAATGGTGGTGTAGATATTTCAGGTGGTAGTGGATTAGTAGCATCCACAGCAAAGATTTCGGATTTAACAGATAATAGAGTAGTTATTGGTGGTTCTTCAGGAGAATTAGAAGACAGTGCCAACTTAACATTTGATGGTAGTAATTTAGGTGTTGGTAGTAAAGTTACAGTTACTAATGCTAATGCTGACTCAAGAAATGTAAATAGTTTAGGTGCAGATATAAATGCTGCTTGGATAAGGATTGGAGATAAGGCTGCTGCTAAAACATTTACTAATGGATTAGGAATTAAGTTTTATGACCAAGGAACGGCTCATTGGTCTACTGGAACCATAGGTAATCAGTATTATGTATCATACACTGGATCTGCTGGTGATGAATTATTTCCTTCTAGTAGAGTTGATGCTCTGACTTTTAATACTACTGGTGCAGCAGTTTTTGCGAGTGATATTACTGCTGGCGGTAATCTTTATATACCTGATAGAATTTATCATGCTAGTGATACAAATACACAAATAAGATTTCCTGCTAATGATACTATTTCATTTGAAACTGCTGGTGATGAAAGACTTCGCATCACATCGACTGGTCAAGTAGCAATAGGAACTGATACTGCTGAAACAGGTTATATTTTATCAATGCATGGAGATTTATCTCTTGGTGAGAAGGGTGGAGTATCTAATACTTACATAGATCAAAAACAAGATGGTGATTTACATCTCATTAATAGTGGAAGAACTGCTCAAGGTGCTAGTGGATCTCCAGGTACAGCTGGTGTAGGAATAAACAGATTTAATAATATTTCTGGTGGTACTTCTCTGTTTAGAGACTTTGCTGTTTATAATGGTAAGAACTCAAAGGTTTTAGTTGTTGATGGTTCTGCATCTGCAGTAGGTATTGGAACTGATAGTCCTGAAGCTCTTCTTCATGTAAGCAAATTGAATGGTGCTGCGGAAATAATATGTAGATCATCAACACAACCTAGATTGATGTTAAAAACCACTGGCACAACTGCCGAGTGTCGTGTTGATTTTGGAGACAGTGGTGATTCTTCAAGAGGTGCAATTGGATATAACCATAGTGATGATGCCCTGAAGTTCTATACATCTGGGGTTGCTAATGAAAGACTTCGCATCACATCAGGTGGTTTATTACTTTTAGGAAGTTCTACAAGTGATTTAAGTGGAAATCATAGATTTATTTCTGTAGGTTCAAGACACGCTTTTCAGTATGGAGCTAGTGCTGGAACTTATTTAAGTTTCATTATGGGTTCTGCTAATGGAGATGTGACTATAGATGCAAATGCTAGATCAGGTAATTATCCTCCTCTTCTCTTTAATGTAGGTGGATCAGAAAGACTTCGTATATCTTCTGATGGTAATGTTTCCATTGGTGGAATGGCACCAAATGCCTTTAGTAATTACAAGACACTTACTATTGGTGGAGCAGGAGCATCTGATGGTGCAGGAATAGACCTCGAAAGAAGTGATGGAAATATTTACGGAAGATTTTTTGGAGATGCTAATGGTGTTCAAATACAATCAGCTCAATCAGGAGATTCTATAAGGTTTGAAACTAATGGTGCTAATGAAAGACTTCGCATCACATCAGCAGGTCTAGTTGGTATAAATGAGACAAACCCATCATATCAATTAGATGTAAAAGGTGATAGTGGTATTTCACTAGTAGCAAGTTCTAATAGCACTGCTGGACAAATATCTATAATGGGTAGAAATAGTAGTGGTCAATCATCTGCTATTTCAAGATTAAAATCATATCCTGATGGTAGTAGTGCTCAATCACATTTCGCCATTGAAACTCGAAATAGTTCTGCCTCTATGATAGAAAGATTTCGCATTACATCAAGTGGTGAAATTAATTTCGCTAATGTAACCGTAGCTCAAAAAAATACCAGTGGTGATATTGTTATAGACATTAGTAATTTAACAAACAATGGTAGTAATTACTGGCGTAAAGTTGGGGTATGGATAATGTATAATGGTATAAAACCTGATGCTACTAATAATTATTCAGTTGTATACTATGCTGGAGTTGGTTCTGTTAGTACGTGGAATTGGTTAGGTGATGAAGATACTTTAACTAGTGATAGTTTTAGTAGTGTGTCATTACAAAATGCTGCAGCAACAAGTTTTCGTTTATATTGTGATATAAACAATCAGAATGTTGGTAATGTTTTCGTTATGGTTCATGCTTGGAACACAAAACCTACTATTACAATTAATTAATCTATTATGGCAATCTCTTATACATGGTCTGTAGAAAATCTACACAGAAAAACAAGCAATGATGCTGTTTTTGCAATTGAAATAAAAATCACTGCAACCGAAGGTAGTAATACAGCATTTATAACAAACTCACTAGGTATTGCTGAAGGTGATCCAACAAGCAGTGACTGGATAGATTATGCTGATTTAACAGAGGTTAAATGTTTGGAATGGTTAAAAAATTCTTTTACTGGATTAGAGAATGATATGGAAATTATTGCTGCTTCTAAGTTAAAAGAGAAAACCGAAACTAAATCTAGTGCGAGTGGAAAACCTTTTTAACTAATGATAAATAACTAAAAAAAGATATGTAAATGGCATCACAATTAAGAGTTAATAAATCAGAAAATAGAAGTGGGTTAGGAACTATAACCTATACTGATACTGGTGCTATAGTTTCTGGAATAGTCACTGCTAATAGTTTTAGTGGAGATATAATTGGAGATATAACTGGTGCCGTAACTGCTACTACAGGATCATTTAGTGGTGATGTATCAATAGCTGAGAAGATAATTCATACGGGAGATACAAACACCTTTATGAAGTTTGGTACTGATACAGTAACATTTGAAACTGCTGGTGATGAAAGACTTCGCATCACATCAGATGGTAAGTTTTCTTTAGGTGATAGTGTCACAGCATCACCATCAGCAGTTTTCCATATTGATTATGATTCAAATAATCTGTTGATGTTGGATAATAATTCGGCAAGTACTCAAAAGATGTTCTTTGCTTCACAAGGAGCAACACACGCACAAATATATGGAACTACTTCAAGTGGTGCATTCACAATTGAATCAGACCCAAGTAATAATCATAGCAGTTCTCTGATTAACTTTAAAGTTGATGGTAGTGAAAGACTTCGCATAGGATCTAATGGTTCTGTTGGTATTGGTACAGATAATCTTTCTAATAACGCTGGTGTTTATAATAAACTTACAGTAGATGGAGATACTACAAGTCAAATAGGTGTTGCAAAAATTGTCAGAAGACATACAAATGGTTCTAGCGGTACATACACACTTGAAGTTGATAGTTCATCACAAGTATCGAATGTGACATCTTCTGGTGCGATGAGTGTAACTGTGAATAATGGTAGAGCATTTACGATTAATGCCTTGGGTAATGTTTCTATCGCAAATGAGCTGCCAAGATCAAGATTGGATGTATTTGAAACTGTAACTGGTACTCAAACTGCGATAAGAATTGGAAATACTAATACTCCGTCAAGTGCAAATGATAAAAGACTTGAATTTGTTGATGGAACTGGAACAACAGAAGGAACAAATAAATTTACTTATGGGTATATTCAGGGAGTAAGAGCAGGTGGAGCAAATTCTGGTGATCTTATTTTTGGAACGAAAAGAAGTAATGGAGCTGCTCCTGTTGAAGCAATGCGTATAGATGATAGTGGTAGAATTGGAATTAATAATAATAGTCCTAATAGAACAGTTAATATTACCTCTGCAACTGGTGGTAATTGTGATGTTGAATTGAAGACATCAAATAATACTGGTTGGTGTCAATTAATATTTTCAGATACTGATGCTGCATACCGTGGTGGTATTGCATATGAGCATCAGAATAATTATATGGCATTCTATACGGGTGCTCAAGATGAAAGAATGCGTATTCATTCAGGTGGTGAAGTCAGTATCAATTCTACTGCAAAATATGATGATATAGAATTATATGTTAATAATTTCGTCAGACTTGGAAATTTCTTCATTGGAAGAGTGCCAGGAACATCTAATAATAGTACTGGAGTCGTATTGATTGGTAGAGTAGGACTGAACTTTGGTCTACACTTTAGTGGTCAGATTACCTTTAATAGTTATACTGGTACTGGTACTAGAATACTCGATATTACAACCACTTATAATGATACTAGTGCTCCTTATGCTGCTGGTGCTTCAGGAGAGTTGTATTCCTCTGGAAATGTCAGTCGTGTTAACTTAAAAGTTTGTATTGGTACTGTTGATAGTTCTGTAACAGAATCTGGAAATGATGAGACATGGTTATGTCTCAGAAAGAATGGTAATGGAACTGGTACAGCTCAATTAAATGCATTTATACAAACTAATGCTTATAGTCATGGTGGTATTAGAGAGATAGCATCTGGCAAGTTTACACAAACACAATCTATTGCTGATTTTGATTCTTAAAATTGTGTTATAATAGATACTAAATAATTTTTTAACCTTACGCCAATGAATTTTGCCGTTTATACAAAGGATGGATGTCCGTACTGCGAAAAAATAAAAAAAGTATTAGAGTTGACAGAAAGTAAGTTTGTAGTATATAATTTAGGACAACACTTTGAAAAAGATGCCTTTTATGGCGAATTCGGACATGGTTCAACTTTTCCTCAAGTTGTCTGCGAAGGTAGAAAATTAGGAGGATGCGTTGACACAATCAAATATCTCCAAGAAAAAGAAATCCTCCAACCCCAACCTAAATAAATCTAAAGACCATATTAATCGTGGTTTTGAATTTATCTTGGGAGGTAAAAGTAAGCCAAAACGCAAAACATTTACCATAGGAGGTAGTACAATGAGTCTTGATATAGTTTTAGTATTGGTCTTACCAATAGCATTTTTATCTTTTGTAGTAGGAACATTAGTTGGATGGGTAGGACGAGACTATATGATGAACTATCGAGAGATTCCACGACCCCATCCTGAGATGTTTGATCCTTCAGGTAATCTTATCCCCGATGAAATTGTAGCATTCAGATTTGAAAACAATTATGACAACAACGAAGAAGAAGACGACGACTAGAAAACCAAAAACAACAGTTGCAAAGACAAAAGTTGCAAAACCTCTTGAGGAATTGCCAAAGAATCCTTTTGTATTTGAAGTATTAGATTTGGTTTCTCGTCAAAGAGCAAAGGCAAAGAAGATTGAAGTATTGAAAAAGTATGAAGATGCTTCTATTAAATCAGTATTAATTTGGAATTTTGATGAGTCTTTAATATCCATGCTTCCCGAAGGAGCAGTACCTTATACTGGATATGATGAGCAAACTACTTATAGTGGTACATTATCAACAAAAATTGATTATGAAATTCGTTCAATGCATGAGAAAGGAAGCTTTTCTTTAGGTGCAAGTGATCAAGATGGACATACAACTATTCGTAGAGAATCTAGACATTTCTATCGCTTCCTAAAAGGTGGTGATGATGGTCTTAATGCTATTCGTCGTGAAACTATGTTTATTAACATTCTTGAAGGATTACATCCTCTTGAGGCAGAGATACTTTGTCTTGTAAAAGATAAAAACCTAGAATCAAAATATAATGTTAGTAAGGATGTAGTATCAGAAGCATATCCTGATATTGTATGGGGTGGTAGATCATGACCACTGCAACAGAAGAAAAGAAACAATCTATTTGGTCTAAAGAAGAAAAAGAAAACCTTGGATCTCAATATGGATGTGATATAGTTGTTGAAGATGGATCATTAGCAGATGTTTCTACTAAACAAGCACCTACTGATGCATATATTATAAAATATTTGTACGAAGATAAGATTCATCTAGATCTTACAAGAGGTACTAAAATATCTTTGTTTGATATGTATTGGGATAAGTTTAAGGATAATCTTAAGAGTATTGACTATGGTAATGGATCCATTAAGCCAAACCTTTGGGGATATCAAACACCCACAAAGAAGAAAAAAAGAAAGGCATAAACCAAAATCGAACTTTTTTTCCCATATATCCCGATAAAAAATCGGGGTATTTTTTTGGTCTGTGGAGATTTGTAACAAATTTGTATACCTACTTGACTATATACTATACCTGTGTTAGTATATTAACACATCGTTCAACCTCACTAGAGGTCGCAAGTAAGCCGACTCGGAACGGAATCGTTCATCCTCATGGAATTACTTCTCATTAGTCTTTTGCCATGTGATTATGCTACTGGTCTTGTCGAACAGATATACCGACAGCATACTGAAACTCCTAAATCTGAACTTATTCAGATTGTGGAACAGAGTACTGAGAAGGGATGCTTTGAGGACGCAAAAGCCGACTGAAGGAACGGGGCAAAAATCCCTACTACTTTGGAGAAAGCCAATGGCACAAGTTACTTACCGTGGTGTCGAGTACGACACTGAAGAGTACAGAAAGATGCTCATAGATGAGCACACTCAAACTAGAAACCATGATTTAATGTATCGTGGAATCAAAGTTAGAAGCAAGGCAATTCCTTGCAGTTGAGTTTAAGAGAGGGTTGCAAAACCCTCTTTTTTATTGTATAATTATATGAAAGAAATAATTAGATGGAACCACAAAGGGACAAACTAAAACTAATAGTTCGTAATATGGAACTATTACTTGATGCTCTTAAGGCAGAAGTGTATTCTGATGTTGATGCATATAAGAATTCAAAAGCATATGAATCACCACTAACTGATTATGACGAACTCTATGATGATGACGATGGCTATGCCGACTAACAGAGGAAAAAGACTTGTTAAGATGCTTGAAAGATTACTTAAGCAAGATCATCTTTATACTGATGATGAAATTAGAACCATTAAGTCACAATTAAGAGTTGTCAAAGATGAAATGGCAAAAGCAGAATCATTAAATAAAAAAGGATTTGGATCATGACTGTAAAACTTGTAAGTATCACTCCTGATGCTGAACAGACTATGGCATATATTGCCAGAGTATCTAACCCATCTAATCAGGACAATGAAAAGTATGCAGGACTCTTAAAGTATTGTATTAAACACAACCATTGGAGTGTCTTTGAACAATCTTCTATGTCATTAGAGATAGAGACTACCCGTGCTATTGCTGCACAGATACTAAGACATAGAAGTTTTACTTTTCAAGAGTTCTCTCAAAGATATGCTGCTAGTACAGCATTGGGTAATATTGATTTACCAGAACTCCGTAGACAAGATGATAAAAATCGTCAGAACTCTACTGATGACCTAGATCCTGAGATGGTAGAAAAGTTTAATAAGCAAATGATTACTTTGTTTAGTTCTGCCAAATCATTGTATGAACAGATGCTTAGTCAAGGTGTTGCAAAAGAGTGTGCTAGAATGGTATTACCTTTATGTACTCCCACAAGGATCTATATGACTGGTTCATGTCGTTCTTGGATTCATTATATCAATCTAAGGTCTGCACATGGCACTCAGAAAGAGCACATGGTAATTGCAGAAGCATGTAGGAAGGTATTTACCGAACAGTTCCCTGCAGTCTCAGAAGCCCTTGGATGGGTCTAAATAAATTTACATTCCTTTATAATTATGGCCACATATCCTGTTGTTAATAAGAAAACTGGTGAGCAAAAAGAAGTCGTGATGAGTGTTCATGACTGGACTCAATGGACAGAAGACAACCCTGATTGGAGTAGAGATTATTCTGATCCTTCAACTATGCCTGGTATTGGTGAAGTTGGAGAATGGAAAGATAAATTGAGAAAGACTAAGCCAGGATGGAATGAGGTTTTAGAAAAAGCACAAAAAGCACCTGGTTCTGGGGTTAGAAAACTGTAATGCCTAAAAAAAGAAATGGAGATCAACCAATAGGGGTTGGTATGACTGCGAAACAAATGAAGCGTAAAAAACCAGTAAATGCTGATTATCTTGTTAATATTGATCCTATTACTGATAATCAAAAAGCTTTATTTGATTCTTATAAAGCAGGTAAGCATATTATTGCATATGGTTCTGCGGGAACAGGTAAAACTTTTGTTACGTTATATAATGCACTTAAGGATGTTTTAGATGAAAAGACTCCTTATGAAAAGATCTATATTGTTAGATCTCTAGTTAGTACTCGTGAAATTGGTTTTCTTCCTGGCGACCATGAAGATAAATCTGACATCTATCAAGTACCATATAAGCATATGGTGAAGTATATGTTTCAGATGTCTTCTGATGCTGATTTTGATATGCTTTATGGCAATCTTAGAGCACAGGATACTATTAAGTTTTGGAGTACTTCTTTTTTAAGAGGAACCACTCTTGATAATGCTATTGTTATTGTTGATGAATTCCAAAACTTGAATTTTCACGAACTTGATAGTATAATAACAAGGATCGGTGAGAACAGCAAAATTTATTTCTGTGGAGACGCTACTCAAACGGATTTACAGAAAACAAATGAGCGTAATGGAATCGTCGATTTTATGAAAATAATAAGATCAATGCCATCCTTTGATCTTATTGAATTTGGTATAGATGACATAGTTCGTTCTGGACTTGTTAAAGAGTACCTTATTGCCAAACTTGAACAAGGTATGTAATGTTTAGTCATGTTGATTTGGATCTACAACCTCTCGAAAGAGAGCATGTAGACGGAGTTCGTTATTATAAAGTTCCTGATGAAGAGGAACTTATTAAAATGGTTTCTATTACATCCGTAACTAGTCATTTTAATAAAGAAATTTTTATTAACTGGCGAAAAAAAGTTGGTAATGAGAAAGCAGATAAAATCACGAAAGCGGCTACAACCCGTGGAACTGATATGCACACTCTTACAGAGCATTATCTGAAGAACGAAGATCTACCAAGTGTTCCTCCTATTTCTGAATTTTTATTCAAAATAGCCAAGCGTAAATTAAACCTAATAAATAATATTTACGCTTTGGAAGGACCGCTATATAGTAGGCAATTAGGAGTTGCTGGAACCGTTGATTGTATTGCAGAATATGATGGCGAGTTAGCGATAATCGATTTTAAAACATCTAAGAAACCTAAACCACGAGAGTGGATTGAACATTATTTTGTTCAAGCAATGGCATACGGTTGTATGCTATATGAGATGAAAAATATCTCTATAAAAAAACTTGTAATCATTATGGCCTGTGAAAATGGAGAATGTGTCGTCTATGAAGAAACCGACAAATCTAAGTATATCAAACTCCTCGGAGAATATATTAGAAAGTTTGTTGGAGATAAACTGGAAATGTATGGAACCTAGTAAAGAATTAGAAAAAGCAATTGAGAGTAAGTTTTTAACCCCTCAAAAGTTTGCTATTGAAATCGAAAAAATTGTTGCCGAAGAGCAACTTAACTATATTGATGCAATAGTACACTATTGCGATATTAATAGTCTTGAGGTAGAATCAGTAACCAAACTTATCTCTAAGCCTTTGAAGGAAAGATTAAAGTGGGATGCTATTCGTCTCAATTTTATGAAGAAAACTTCAAGAGCAAAACTACCTTTGTAATGCCAACTAAACTTGAATTATTACATTATCGCTTACAGGCAATATTGCGTGACTATAATATGCCTGATCTTGAATATCTTGGTGAACGAAAAAGCTGGAAATCTGGTGAAATGGTTCATTGGTATAAGATAGGTGAGGCAGAAGTACCTATTGACGCAATTACTGAATTTGAAGCAGAAGAGGATAATGAAGACGAAAGTGACTCCATTTGAAACCTATCAAACTTATCTCTCAATGAAAAGTCATTTTACTAATTCTAAGTATGACTTTTTTAAGTATGGAGGTAAATCAAGAGCAACCATGACATCCTTTAATAAAAGAAAGGATAAGTATTGGTTTGAAAAAACTTCACGGAAGTATTCTGATAAAGAAGTTTTAAATTTTCTTTTAGCAAATTTCGTAACCACCGACACCCCACAAAACCTATGGATTGGAGAAATTATCAATTCTGGAGAAAGAAATTACGCAGAATGGATGAGAAAACAGCAGAGTTTGACTTACTTGTTCAAAGAACAGTCAAGAGAATTGCTGTTCAACAGAAAATTGAACGAAGTATTAAAATGCTCCAAGAACAAGCATCCAGTAGTACTAAAAAAGTATCTGGGTGGAGAGATAAGTTTAGAAACGCTTACGATACTGGAAAAAGTCTTTTCTTTCGTAAAAGATTTTGATAGAAAGTTAGATGACCCAGTGTGGGAATCCGTAAGCCTAAAAATAAAGAAATATATACCCTTCATAAATATTAATGTGTTTCATTATAAGAAAATTCTACGGGAATTAATCAATGAGTGAATTCTTTAAATCTGAAATAGTTCGAGAAGAACTTCAAGAAATCAATGAGCTACAGACTGAACTCTATAGCAATATGATGAATATTCAGAATTGTGAAAATGATCAAAAAGGGGAACACATTGAAAAATTAACTAGGTTACTGGAATTACAACGGATGATGTACACGAGAGTGTCACTATCAGAAGATCCAGAAGCTAAAGCGATGAAAAAGCAACTAGAACAGTCAGTTACTATGTTGGGTTTCCCAGAAGGTACTGATATTAGTGTTTTGTTTGATGGTATGAGAAATACCATTCAATCTCTCAAAGATCGTATTGACTAATTTTTCAATATCTGTTATAATCTAAACATCCAACGAATCCAACTTAATCCGAGGTATCCAAATGTCTTTTAAAGACCTTAAAAAGCAATCTAAGCTTGGCTCATTAACCGCTAAACTGGTTAAAGAAGTCGAAAAAATGAATAATAACGGAGCATCAGGTGATGACCGTTTATGGAAATTAGACGTAGACAAAAGCGGTAATGGATATGCCGTAATACGTTTCCTTCCTGCTCCCAATGGTGAGGATCTACCATTTGTAAAACTATACTCCCATGCCTTTCAAGGCCCTGGTGGTTGGTACATAGAGAATTCTCTGACTACTTTAGGTCAGAAGGATCCTGTATCAGAGTTCAACACACAACTCTGGAACAACGGCACTGATGCTGGTAAAGAGACTGCTCGTAAGCAGAAGCGTAAGCTAACATACATCAGTAACATCTATGTTGTTAAGGATCCAGCAAATCCTGAGAACGAAGGTAAGGTATTCTTATACAAGTATGGTAAGAAAATCTTTGACAAACTTACTGCTGCAATGCAACCTGAGTTTGAGGATGAGGAAGCAATTGATCCATTTGATTTCTGGCAAGGTGCTAACTTCAAGTTGAAGGCAAAGAACGTTGCTGGTTATAGAAATTATGATTCATCTGAATTTACTGCAACATCTCCACTACTAAAGGATGATGATGCACTAGAAGGACTTTGGAAGAAGGAGTTCTCTCTTGCAGAACTAGTCGCTGCAGATCAGTTCAAGTCTTATGATGAACTTAAGAAGCGTCTTGAGTATGTTCTTGGTAACAAGGCACAAGTACGTCAAGATCCTGAAGTGATTGATGAAGACGATGATCGTGGTTCAGCAGAGCAAGCAGTTGCTGTTGCATCAACTCCTGCATCTGAGGAGGATGATACATTATCCTACTTCGCACAACTTGCTGCAGATTAAGGGGAAGTATTTCTAGTATTCTCTGTTTCTACTAGTCGTCTGTTAACGAATTGAGAGGACTTATCATAATGCATAATTTCTCTCATGTCGTTTAGATACATTTGTAAGTAGTCTCTTTTGAGTAAAAATATACTTCTTTTATCTTCATTAATAAGAGTTTCATACTCCCAATTTGTCACCCCAATCACTGGATTCGGGGTGATATTTACTTTATTGGCATTGTCTGGATCTACCATTGAGAATGTAGAGTCTACTCTCTTACCAGAAGGAAGAATCGTTCTTCCTTTTGAATCTTTAACTTCTTTTGTTTCGTAGTGGTGTATATTGTTTATGTTTTCAAGTCCATATTTACTTTCAACAAATCTATATAAGTGTCTGTTATCAAGAGGCCACTCATTTCTTAGGTTAATAATTCCAGCAGTTAATATTACAACCCAATCTAAATCAGAACTACCATATATTTCTTCTGCTATAGTATCAGGTCTAGCACCTTCAGGTATTTGATATTTGTAGAATATGGTAAACACATCATTGAGATCATCACGAAGTTTAACTCTTCTAAAAAGATTCTTAACTCTTATGTAAGAACGAGAAGATGTTTTTGTTGATAGTGGTGACTGATAGTTTAAATCAGGAAGTTCTCTGAAATATGACATTAGAATCCAACTCCTTGTAATCCTACTCCTTCATCATATTGCTCACTGTATATTGGATTCAACTCTTGGAAGTTTAATGTTAATGTCATTGATGTTGGTGTTCCATCATAGAATGTTGAGTAGGTTCCTTGTCCTGTATAGTTGACATTCATTGATGAAAGAACTGCAGGTTTAAAAACATTTAAGAATGGATGAGGTGCACCACCTTTCATGTACTCACATATAAAAATGTCTGGTGAACCAATAAAGAATCCGTTACCACTTACACCTTTCGCTGCTGAATGTTTTTTAAATGTTCTTATAATTTGCTTTACTTGTTGTCCTTCACTCTGGTTTCTTGGTGCTAATGTGAAGGTAAAACTAAAGTCCCTAATTGAAACACCAGAGAAGATAGTTTCTAGGTTTGGATTCATTACTTGTCCAGTAGCCCTAGTTATCATACTCTCTGCACCTACAGCACTACCAGTAAGTTTTGCTAGTATTGCTTGCTTGGTAGTTTCATCTATCTTTCCAAAAGAATCTATATCAACTGCTTTCTTTACAGTTTCTCCTGGTTGAGTCATCATACCCATAGCAAACTGTGCCATTGCTGCTTTGACTGGGTTCAAGTCATCACTTTTATATGATACTGCATTATTATCTGTTACTCCCTGTGGTATCGGTAGGAATATCATTGAGAGTGGTGATTGTTTTCTTGCTCTGGAACTTGCTGTCTCCATGTTAACTGCTCTACCTACCTTAGCAGTTAAAGATTTTCCTTGTATACCAGCAACATGTCCTGATGCAGTACCACCTTCTTTTTGAGATGCTTTATCACTCTTACTCATAAGGTTTGAGTTAGGAGTATATTTAACTACTTTAATTTGTAAGTAGTCACTACTATTATCCAATCTCTTATTAGGATACCTTAGAACTGTGGCACCTCCTCCTCTTCCTCCTCTTCCGAAAAGGCGCCCTGGCCGATATCGACGGGAGCGAGGGGGCCCCCCTCTTGGGCAATTGCCATTGTTCCGCCAACAAAGCCGCCAGATGGGTTGCCATCAAAGCCCGTGCCTAGCTTTGGTTTCAGCTGAATTGAGGCGAAGATTTCTCTTTTTTGCGCCTCTGTTCGGCCGCCTGTAATTTCAAACCAGTCAGTGTCTACGGCATTAGTGTAGTCTTCAAGAGGAGGCGAGGCTGGAATTTCGGTAAACATTCTCTTTACATTGTTCCCCATCTGAAATTTGTAAATAAAATACCCTCTCTGCTCATCGCGATCAAAGCTAGTTGTTCCGCCCTCAGGAACATAATCCCAGTTTAGAATTCTTCGCTGATAGGTGGTTGTCGCCGTAACCGAGGGGTCTTCTGGGGCGAAAAATCCCAAAGCATTTCCTAGTGCGCGACCCTCATGAACCGGGCCGTCATTAACAATGGACATCGCACTAGTATAGTGATAACGATTTCCTATAACAAGACGAATCTGTTTAATATCATACTGGTATTTTACACCGT